ACTTCAGAATCATTGTCGGAATAATATTCGTCGTCACTCATTGTTGCTATATTAACTAAAGATAGTTTTAAATAATTATTTCAATTTTCTTTTAAAATAAAATACATAAAAAATATTTTTATAAGGTTTATTGTATAAATAGTATTTCTTTTTATTTAGTTATATCATTTGTTTGCCATACAGTATCGCATTCCGAACATAAATAAATATATTTCATATTAGAATCATCATAACGAATATATATGATTTCTCTAGGTTTATCCTGGGTATTAGTAATACAATCGTGATTTGGACATAAAATATTATTGACACGAGGTAAAGTAGGATCTAACTTTGTATATTTATTAATAATATTACTAAATGATTGTTCAGATTTTTTAATTTGAGTTTTAGATACACATACATTTTCTATAGCAAGTAATTTATCTTCATTTCCACATTTGCGGCAATAATAAATAAGTTTATTAGGATCATCGCTATTAATGCGAATATAATACATATTAGAACAGTTAGAACAGAAGTGCATTTTGATATATAATATACTTTTAAATTATTTATTTATTTCAATTTTCTTTTAAATATTTTAATTATTATATTACATAATTTCAGACATTTGATTAGATAATTTTAACTTTTCAATTACTTTATTATAATCAATATTCACTCTCAAATTATAAAATCCTGTTCTAAATTCCTTAGATTGTAATTCGAATTCAATATTTTTTTTCTCAGCAATTTCAATTAGTTTATCATAATTTTTACGAAAATTTTCTTTTACAAATGGATAAAAATTTTCAAAAAACGGCATATAAACACCGTTTTTTTTTTGAATAATATCACATACAGCAATATTGATATTAGAATATTGAATGATTTCATTATAACTATTCATATCATTATGTTTTTTATCAACACCGGGTTCATTTAATAATGGATCTTTAGAAAGTAAAGTACACAGTGTTAAAAGAACAGTAGAAATACTTTGACAAGACGTCCATTGGTCTCCTGTCCACGTATTTAAGAGAGAAACACAAACTTTACCGCAAATATATAAATTAGGATTAAATCTAATATTATTGCCATTTGTACAATATGTAACTTTTGGCGGACTATGAGGATAATCAGAAGGGTAATTAAATTCAAAAAAATAGTTTCCACCAAAATACGGTGTATCAGAAGGACCAATTATTAGCGCATAACCTTTCATTATGTCAGAATCATCGTGTATATAATATATATCATTTTCAGTAAGAGGATTTTTTATTATATTTTTCACGTCTTTTAATAATCTAGAAATAGTTTCTTTTCTAATAAATGTTGTCATTTGCTATATAGATTATCATGTAGTTTTTAAACCAATTTAAAAGTATAAAATATTGAATATGTCATTAAGTTAAAGTATACATTGTTAAATTTATTATATTACATAATTTATAAATTTAAAAAAAATGAAATAGAAAAATGTTGATATATTATATTAACAATGCAACTAAGTATGAATTCTGCGTCACAATTTAAAGATTTAAACGAATTTTTAGCAAAGCATAGTGCTAAGAATGAACAAAAAGTGGGAGAAACAATAAGTTTTACACATACGAGAATTGGAGATAAGGAACTTAATATATACGCCGGATCTTATATCATACCTAATGAAGAACTTGAAACATTTTATAGTTTATATTACGATAGTATATTTGTTAAAAAACGTAAGGAATATTTAACTGAAAGACAATTAGAAACAGGGGGTCCTATGGCGGTTGATTTTGATTTTAGATATAACAATGACGTAAATACTAGACAACATACAAGAGAACATGTTAGTGATATGGTATGTGAGTATGCCGAACAACTTAAGGAATGTTATATAATAGAACCAAATAAGCCATTTAATATTTATATTTTTGAGAAGCCAAATGTAAATAGGTTAGCTGACGGTTCACTAACAAAAGATGGAATACATATGATAATTGGAATGCAAATTGACCATACAATGCAAATGTTAATTCGTGAGAAAATGATTGAAAAACTAAGTGAAATTTGGGAGTTGCCTTTAATAAATTCATGGGACTCAGTATTAGATGAAGGAATTAGTAAAGGAAAAACCAATTGGCAGCTATTTGGATCTAGAAAACCGGGTAATGAAGCATATGAAATAACACATATGTATTCTATGTCAGTTGATGGTGCGGATGGTCAATTTGAAATGAACGAAGAAGATGTAAGCAAGATTAATTTAAAGAACAATTTTGCAAAATTATCTGTTCAATATAATAAAAATCCTAAATTTGAAATTAATCCTAAAATTATAGACGAGTATAATAAGCGTTTATCTACTGTTGGAACTAAAATCAAGAAAGCTTCTAGCAAAATTAAAATGAATTTGATAGTAGACGATGATAATGAAAATCCCGATGAAGATTTTATTTCTATTAATGATATTAAAGATAGAGAAACTCTTGAAAAAGCTGTAAATTTAATGTTATTACACTTAAAAACAAATGAATATGAGATAGCAGAAACACATCATTTTACTCAAGCATTGCCTGAAAAATATTATGAACCCGGGTCACATTTATTAAATAGGCAAGTTGCTTTTGCTTTAAAACATACCGATGAAAGATTATTTCTGTCATGGGTCCAATTAAGAAGCAAAGCAAGAGATTTTGACTACAATTCAATTCCAGAGTTATATTGTCTATGGAAGAAATTTCATAGAACAAATCAAGATGGGATTAAAGTAACCCGTAAATCAATTTTGTATTGGATTAGAAAAGAAAATAATGCCGAATATGAAAAAATTAAGCAAACCACTATTGATTATTATCTTGAAAAAGCTTTGAACACTGGCGCTGAATATGATATGGCTATGGTTTTAAAGCAAATGTATAAAGATAAATATGTTTGTGTGAGTTATGATAAAAAAGGTATATGGTATCAGTTCAAAAACCATAGATGGGTTCCCGATAAGGGATTGAGTCTTAGATCAAAGATATCAGAAGAATTATATGCTTTATTATCATCAAAAGGAGACCAAATGTCAAAAGAAATGGCTGAGTATCAAGAAGACGATGAAAGGAGAATAAATATTCAAAAGAAAGCAAAATTTGTATGTGAAATAAGTATAAAATTAAAGAAAACGATCGATAAAGATCATATTATGCGCGAAGCTGCTGAAATCTTTTATGATGGAGAATTTATTAGACATATGGATACAAATAAATATTTAATGTGTTTCAATAATGGGGTTATTGATTTCGTTAATAAAGTTTTTAGAGAAGGATATCCTGAAGATTATATCACAAAGTCAACAAAGATAAATTACGTTTCTTATAATGAGAATGATGAGGAATTTATGAAAACCGCTAACGAAATTGATGTATTTATGAATAAGCTTTTCCCGATCCCTGATTTAAATAGATACATGCGCGACCATTTAGCATCATGTTTAATTGGTGCCAACAAAAATCAAACATTTAATGTTTATCATGGAAGTGGTTCAAATGGTAAATCTATTATTTCTGATTTAATGGCAGCAACATTAGGAGAATATAAAGGGACTGTTCCTATTACTCTTGTTACTGATGTAAGAGGTAAAATTGGCGGTACTTCTGATGAAGTAGTGAAGCTAAAAGGTATTAGATATGCCGTAATGCAAGAACCTTCAAAGGGTGTAAAATTAAACGAAGGAATTATGAAGGAGCTCACAGGCGGAGACCCAATTCAAGCAAGAGGGATGTATTGTGAGTCGGAAATATTCGACCCACAATTTAGTTTGGTAGTTTGTACTAATAACTTATTTGATATTGAAAGTAATGATGATGGAACTTGGAGAAGAATTAGAAAGTGTGATTTTATATCTAAATTTATTGATGAAGGCGAAACACACACAGATGATACTCCATTTATTTATTTAAAGGATAAAGGATTAAAAGATAAATTGCCGAATTTAGCACCTGTTTTCGCAAGTATGTTGGTAAAACGTGCATTTGAAACGAATGGTATTGTTGTAGACTGTGAAACTGTATTGAATGCTTCTAACAAGTATAGAAAAGGACAAGACCACATTACGGCATTTATTAGTGAGAAAATTACGAAAACTGATAATACAAAAGATAAAATTGGTAAAAGAGGATTACAAGAAGGATTTAAACAATGGTACGAAATTACACAAGGTTCTAGAAGGGCTCCAAAGGGTGAAGAGCTATTTGAATATATGAATAAGAAATTTGGTCAATGTAAGAGTACAGGATGGCATGGCGTAAAATTTGTAGAACCGGATGAAGAAGAAGATGATACATTGGCTGAGCTATAAATTTAAACTGTTAAAAATTTAAAATGTAAAAATTTAAAATGTTAAAAATATTTAAAAGTATGTAAATTTAAATATTTTGTTAATAATTTTTTTCAGCATATACATTTTTTGGTAACAAATTATATGCTTTGTAAATTAGATAAATAATATTACCTAAAATCCATGTCGAAAAAAATGGAAGCAATATAAAACCAATAATGGTAGCTAATTTAATTTTCAAATTACTTTGCGATGGATTGATTAGAGAGAATACTATAAACCCAATTAAACAAATAATATAAATCCCTAATAAAATATAATAATAAAACCCTTTTAATCCATCAATTTTTTGATCTTCATAATAAGTTTTTCTCTCGTTAGTTAATACATCATTTGTTTCATTCTTTAAATCTTTTATTAATTGAACGTTTTCTTTTTTATATTTTAGATAAAGTTCTGCAACATTTTTAAAATTTAATAACAAACCTTGATATGTTTCAATTTGCGTTTTAATTTCTTGAGAATCTTTTTCAAAATATTCTGTAAATTTATTAGTAATTTGTTGTGCCTTTTCTTGTAATTGATTATCAAGTAAATCATTATATCCAGTCTCACCTTGAGTAAATGTAATATATTTTTTCTGTGCTACTTGAACTTGGTTAGACGCGGAAGCTAAATTAGATTGAGAGTTTAAATAATTTTGCTTAAGATTATCAGCATCTCTCTGTTTTCTACATTCTGAATTACACAATATAGCATCTGAAGCTTCACTAATTAATGTATTAAATTTATTCATATCAAATTGATTATTCATTACTATATTATACAACTATAAGAAATTAAGAAATTAATATTATTTTTATTTTTATTTGTTAATAAAACTATTACTTACTGATTCTTGAATATTACCTATATTAACATCATCTTTATATTTACCTTTTTCTTTTTTAGTTAATATATTATTAACCATTGATTCTGTCATAAATGACTCTGTTGTAGTTGTATCTACAGTTGATGAACCAACACATTGATTTAAATCAGAATCCCATGTTTGACCATCGGAACAACAATATTCGCCAATACATGTTCCAGGAATCTTTGAAGATACCCAAGGATCGCTAGTATCTGTTGTTGTTGTATCATTGGGAGCAGAATTAGGATCAAAATAAAAATCATATGATTGATAGTTCATATTATCACGCATTATAATAGAAGCAAAACGACTCCACATAAAATATGCTCCAATGAAAGATATTATTACAATTAAAATATTGTAAATCATACTTGGTAATATACCCTTATTGCTTAAAAATGTTAAAATAATTATAGGGACTAATGTAAAAATAATAATTTTCATTAATTGAGAATGTTCAGCATATTTTTCACCATAATAATTATTAATTTGAACTAAACGTATTTTGTTGTTCTTTTCAGTCTCTAAAAGTTGTAAACGTTTTTTAGAATTATTTAATTCGCTTTCTACAATTCCTATGGCAGAACTTTGTTCTGCTAAAGTTCCACTAGAAGATTGTAATGCTGAACCATAAAAGTTGTTAATACTACTTAAAGTTTGATACAAATTAATACGCATATTTGTTAGTTGATTCATTTTTTCAATTATCTTTTGTTGTTGCTGCGGTGTTAAATTAGTATTCGTTTCTAAACTAGTAAATAAATCTTGTTCCATTTGTTGTAATGATTGAATATCATTAAGCATTTGCTCATTATTTTGTGAAATATTTGGTAAATCAGACATATTATATAAATTATAAGAAGATAATTAAATAATATAATTTATTAATTTATTGTTTTTTTGCTATATTCATAGTTACTAATACAGTTCCAGCTGCTAAAATACTCCAAAATAAATAATCATAATTTTTCTGTAAAACGGTAATATCGCTGTCATTTAAAATATTTTCTACATTTGAGGTATTTAATTTTTTTATGTTATTGTTAATTTTTTTAAAGTCTTTTAAATAATCTCCTAATCCTTCCGTATTCTTGCTAGATTGACTATTTAATGAATCTGTACCTGAACTAAATTTATTTGTATAACTGTTTATTTCGCTTGTTAATAAGTTTAATCTATTTTGAATTTGTTCTAATTCTTGTTTTTGTGTAGTTGTAGCATTTGCGAGTCCATATGATGAACCAATATCGCCTCCATTTTTATAATTATCATATGAAATAGCATCTATATTAACTACTGTTCCTGTAACACCAATAGGTGGATTAATAGGGACTTTATTTCTACTATATAAATTTACATTTGAATTAATTTGTTGTGTTCCATTTGGAAACATACCAGATGTTTTTGGATAACACACATTATTTGAAAACGTAAACCCGGCACAATCAGGATTTGAATTACATGTAGATTGACATTGGTCAATTGTCGCATTACCATAAGCAGCATCTGATATATCATTTCCTTCACTATCAATACCAGTATAAGTGGTATAATTATTTGAATATTGTATATTATCACTAGGATATGAATATAATGTTGAATTTTGGTCAATATATGCTAATTTTCCAATTGATTCTGGGTTACCCATATTCATAATTTGATATAGAGCATTCACATTTTGAGCGCCAACAGTTTTATTATCACTACTTGTACATTTACTAGCACCAACGCTCGTATATAAAACTAAATTACCGTCTGTTTGCATAATAAGATAAATACTACCATCAGTTGAACCAACAAAATCACCAGGAGATAATGTTGAACCGCTTGATATCCAATTTTTTCCGAATTTACCTTTATCAGCAGCAAAATTAGGATTAGCTGACTGTTGTTTACCAGTAGTTTCAGAACACCATATTAGTCCTTGGTTATCACTTGGACCTGTACCTCTATAAATACACATATTACCATCATCTTGAAGATATAAATATGAATAGAGTGTGTCATCTGTAGAGTATAAATTGCCAGAACTACTACCACCACTAGTTTCAGTTTTACAGTTTTTAGAAATACCATATTTTTTTGGAGTTTCTAAATCTTTAAAACCTATACAACGTCTAGGATTAGTGCCTTTTACTACTCCTTGAACAGCAAAATATGAGAATCCATTATTTGTCGCCAAATCTTGACAATCATCAAAAGATAAAGAATAATCATTCGAATCATTAATTACATATTGTTTTGCAAATGAACCAGACATTTTATAACATCCAAGATAGGTTCCTTGTTGTGGTTTATCACCATCTGGAATAGGTGTTGAAAATATACTAGCACCTGAACTATTATTAACATTTAATCCTCCATCTCCGTCTAAAATAGCAAGAGACCCAACATTATCACCAGTTGTATTAGACGCCCATAATGATGTAGATTTATAACTAAATGCTTCCCCGTTTATTTGAGAACCTGCTAAATCATTACTAATCATACAATTGCCCACACCATTATTGTCAACAGATTGAAGAGCAAAATATTTATTACCAGAATTTACAGCATAACTTTGACATTGTTCAAAATTCATCTCTCCTGCATTAGTCATAACTGAATTAGATGTACTAACAAAATTAGAACTTGTATATAAATTCCATGTTGCTATTTGTAGACTAGTTCTATTAGTGGTATTAGGATCTCCGACAACTGTTACTACTATTACATACGCTGTATATGAGGTAGGATTTGAAATTCTAAATGATTTGATTTTCCAATCAAAAGATACATTTGACTGATAATCAACTTCATACCAACCATTATTCCATCCTAAAATATACCATGTATTAGGGTCTCTTCCATTTGGGTTACCACAACATCCTTGTCTTCCTTGAATTTCATACTTTGTTAAAGGTATAGAATCAGAAAATGAAATTACTAACCATTCACCTTTTATTTTTTGTTCACTTCCACTTGAATTTTGATAAGATACCTTAACTGAACCATTGTATTCTCCTGTTTTATCATCATATAACTTACTAGTACTATGCCACCATGTATTTACATTATTATTAAAGGCATTCCATGGGCCTGTATAATTATTATCATTTTTATATACACTTGAAGCTTTTGATTCAAATCCATTTACATTATTACTTGAGTTCATTTTTGGAATAAACATAACTTCAGTAGCTGGTGGTAAATTATTATAACAACCTAAATATTTATTTTGTGGATTGTTAACTATTGAGTTTACAAATACATTTACTCCTTCATTTCCAATAGTCTGTCCTATCTCTATAGGAGTGCCGGTAATTAATGGTGGTTTTGTTGGAATAATAGCTCCAGGAGATGAATAATTATCATTCCATTGTATAGAAAGTGGTGTAATCTGCCCTGTAGGAGGAAATCCATTTTTACCAGACACTTTATTAAATAAATCCGGTTGCGATATATATTTTGCTACACCTTGTTTAGTAACATAAAATAATTCTCCTCCTTGTAATTGAATAACTTTACCTAAATACGGGTTATTAGGATTAACTCTATCTATATAATTAGTTACATTACCATTAATTTTATCCATTACTCTTTGATATATCTTTAATGTATTTTGATAATCGTTCTTTAAGTTACTTAAGGTTTGTTGTTGAGAAGCATAATCATTATTATTAAGTAAATTATTCGTTTGTTCTGTTAACCCATTTTTATCAAGGTTTAGTCCTTCAAAACCTTCTACTAAATAACCTTTTTTCATTTTTTTTTCTAAATTATTTGCGATTTTATATTGATACTTTTTAAATTTTGCTCCTTGAATCAAAGCCGGACTAGGTTCATTATAAGTTTTTGCACTTACATTATATTCACTAACATTATCTGTAACAGATTTAGGTTTTATTAAATCATTAAAATTTGAAAACAGATTTACTATACTTGACATAATATAATAAGATACAAAAATAAATTATATCAAATAATATTCATTCACTAATTGGTTTTTTCTAATAAAAATAATAATAGCAAGAACTACTAAAAATATAGGTAATAATTTATATACATTATGTATATGATTAATGTCATTCCCCCCTCCACTTTGTGAACCAGTAATAGAAAACTTTAAAAATAAAAATATTAACAAAATAGTTATAAACACTAATGCAATATAACTGTAATAATTTGAAGTTACATTAATAGTACCATTTTCAAGAGCGCTATTTAATGTTTCATATTCTCTTATCATTTTTTCAATTTTGATTCTCTCATCTGATAACGTTTGATAATTATTATTCATTGCGTTTTCTTGTTCTATATTTTGTTGTTGTGATTTTTGAAATTCATTATAATTGTTATTTGAAGAGTTAATCATTTGTTTGTTAATATCAATCAATTTAGAATTTAATTTTTGTAATTGATAACTATAGTACATTGCTTCTTTAATAATCGCCTTAGAATTTTGTGTTTCAATAATATTACCAGGACCACTACTTAATGAACAATTATTAGAAATTGTGTTAAATGTTGCTCCTGAGCATGAAGCGTTAGATGAACATGCTGATTTACAATTATCAACATTTGTATTATTTAATATATCAAGTTGTTCATTTCCATAAAAACCATAATCATTCAATGTTTTAAAATTATTGTTATCAGAATTAATAACATCAATGTATTTTTGATATGTATTTTGATATTGAGATATTAATATATTATATTCATTACTTAAATTTTGTGATTCTAAAGCCATATATATATATATATAAATAATAAGAAAAACAATTATTTATATATCTCACTTAGAGTAATTTGTATTTGTTGTAGCATATAAATAATAAAATTAATAGAAAGATACAAAAAACAAAGTAATACACGCTTGTTCCTAATTGTCCTCCATTTTG